CCTGATGGTCACGAGATAACACCACCAGTTTATTACCCAGGGTGGGCGTATGATGTAATGTCTAGCGATCTACTTGATTTCGGAACATACGAAGTGTACCCAGCAGATAATGCAGTACATAGTTTTATGGGTTGGCCAAGAGGTGCAGAAGTACCACCTACAAATAGTGAAGAATAATTTTAGTAACTTTGTTTATATGAAATCAAGAACTGCATATTATTTTTTTCAAAACAATTCCTGGTTGATTNATGTTCAAATGAATTACAAACCAAAGAATGTTTAATAAAATGACCATATCAGACTTGAAAATATACCTGCTTAACAGCATTACATTAGCTGTATCTTTTAGTAAAATAGAAGCCGTATTAAAACTAATACTATTAATAGGATCAATAGTTTATACCGCACAAAGGATATATGTGAATTATAAAGAAAACAAATGAAATATTTTACAACATCAGAGTTTGACTCCCCAGATAAACCTGGTAGCGGATCTTTAATGAGTAAAACCCTACTTGAAATGCTAGACGAGGTTAGGGATAAGCTAGGGAGTCCTATAAAAATAAACAGCGGATATCGAACAGAAGAGCATAACGCTAAAGTTGGCGGTAAGCCAAAGACAGAGACGTCTAAGGGTTCAAGCCATATGTATGGACTGGCAGCAGATCTATCATGCACAAACTCTACGGACAGGTATAACCTAATATTCTTATTACAGGAGACAGGATTTCAAAGAATAGGGGTAGGAAGTACGTTTATTCACGTAGACATAGACTTTGATAAGGCTCAATCAGTAATGTGGACATACTAACATGGAAGACAATAAAAGAAAAAATGGCGGTAAGGGAACTAACGTAGGGAATGCACTTCGTTGGCTAGTTAAACAGGGTAAGAGCGTTTCTCCTGAACTTTTAGACCTAGCTGGTAACATAACAGGGATAAAGCAATTAAACTCATTAGGGACAGCCATACGAGGCGACAAGAACCTTAGTGAGCCAGACAAGAGTATTCTCCTACAGGAAATGGAGAACGACATGATTGAAATGGTTGAGGTTACCAAAAGACTTTCCATGGATAACGAGCATGCCGTAACAAGGTTAATTAGGCCTGTACTTACTGGTGCTATGTTTATTATGTTTTTAGCCTGTGTATTCTTTGATGGAAACCTAGGTGAGTTTACAATAGACAAGGCATACGTTCCTGTAATACAGTCGTTGTTTGGTACAATGACTATATTTTACTTTGGTTCAAGAGGAATAGAAAAGGTAATGAAGACATTTAAAAAATAGAAAAGAATAATATGTATCTTTGTTAAAAGAATTAAAATAAAAAAAATGGCAAAGATTAGTAACATTTCATCATATCCTGTAAAAACAGATGTTAATGCTAAAGATTATTTAATTGGTACAGATGGTGTAGCTACTAACCCTTCTTTACAAACAAAAGTATTTACGCTCGCTGATATTGCTGAGTTTGTTCAAAATCAAACAACTGTAGATACTTCTAATCCTTTTTTAGTAACCGCTAGTTCAGGAGGTTCTTCCTCTTACTCTTCAAGCAAAAACACAATATACGCCACTTGGACAGGTAGTAATGGAACTTACGAATTAACACTACCATCAGCAACAAGTACTCCTTATAGAATAATAAGACTTGTAACAGATGGAACTCTAAATGCAAGTGATAAAATACATGTATTAGGACCTGGAGCAGAAACTGTAAATGGTGCTAGTTTTTATAATGTAAACAAACCTTACAACGGAGCGCAATTTTGGTCTGATGGTTCAAATTGGATTGTAATACAAGCAGTATCATAGTATGGCAAAAATAAGTAACACAAATAGTTACCCTAATCAAGATCCAGTAAATGGAGATGATTATGTTATTGGAACACATGGAAGTTCATCTCCAACCCCTTTGCAAACAAAAACATTTAAATTTGATGATATAGCAGAGTTTATTGGAAATTCTTCTTATGTTGGCGGTATACAAATACCTACACCTCAAATGTGGGTGTATAAGTCAGGTAATTTAAGCCCATATCAAGCCTCTGGCCCATCATTAAAACAAAGGGCGTTGTGTATTAGTGTCCCTACCCAGTTCGACAAAAGATGGTTAGATAATAACCCGAGGCTTTTCTTATTTAGATATAGACCATCAAATACGTCCGATGGTGGAACCCCGTTTAAGCGCGGAAATTATGTTCACCCCTCCCACTTGAATGGCCAATATATACAAACAAATTTTCCAGGAAGTAATTGGTGTTCATCACCTCAAAACTATGTTGACGATCAAGGCAATCCCAGTGAATTATTCCCAATAACTACAGAATGGAATTTTAACGGGGATTTGAACTACGTGCAAAAATTTCAAAACCCAGTGGTCACTCCAGGGGTAACTATTACAGACTTTAAAACTGTAAACAGCACGGCTTATGTAGAAGTGCCTATAAATCCCCTGCAATTTCTATTTGATAAAGGTGACCTTTTAACGCCGTTTACTTCGTTTCCTGTAACTATTAATAACGACCTAGGTTTTAGGTGCTTGTTAAAATCAGGGACTGCACAAAATAGGTTTAATACAAATACTCCTTGGGATAGCACAAGCAAGTCGAGAAAAGCATATTTTAAGTTTGCTATAGGAATACCGAACCCTACTTGGACAAATACAAATAAACAAACTCCATACATAATGGGGGATTTATCAGACGCAATTACATTTCAATACCAGAGCGACCTGAGTGGGACATCAGAAATACAGGCCTATCAAATAGCTCAGGGACATAGTTCTATGATTTCAAGAACTGTAAGTTAACATAAGTGCAAGCAGTGGTTTGAGCCTTAGCTAGTCTAAGGCGTGGTTCGCTCCTTGGATAGTCCAAGGGATGGTTTGCTGCTTGCTTCTAACAAAGTACCTCTGTTGATTCGGAGGTATTTTTTTTTGTTTATATTTGTTGTAAATTAAATTAAATGGAACAAATTAGAAAAATATCAATAGGTGCTGATTATAAGTCAGGAGCTATGCATTATATTGTAGATCAAGAGATATTTGGTGGTACTCATATGATTCATTTAATTAAGAAAAATGAATCAAATCAATCACTAACTATTTTTATTGAAAACAAAAAAGGAGAAATATTTCTTTGGAAAGAATTTAATTCTTCTATGCCTGTTTCAATTGAGTACAATATATATTTTGAATGAAATCACCTTTTTATTTTATAGTAAAACCTAAAGACGATAGGAGATACGACAACACAAAAAAGATTGGTAACATAGACTTTATTACCAGCACTTCAAAAGAAGACCACACTGCATCTAACAGATACGCAATAGTCATTGAGACTCCAATAAACTACAATGGTCCTGTTCAAATAGGAGATACTCTTTTAGTTCATCATAATGTTTTTAAATATTATAATGACATGAAGGGTAGAGAGAAAAGCGGAAAGAGTTTTTTTAAAGACGATTTATTTTTTATAGACAACGATCAATTTTTTATGTACAAAAATAATATACTTGGAATTCACATTCTAAATATTGTATGATTAAGCCTGTAAAAAAAGAAGACTACTACCTAAAAAGCCACGAAGAAGAAGAACCGTTAATGGGTCTAGTTAAATACTCAAACAAATACCTAGTTAGTAAGGGTGTTAACAATGGAGACAAAGTTTCTTTTAAGCCTGAAAGCGAATATGAGTTTATGGTAGATGGAGAAAAACTGTATAGAATGTTTGACCATCAAATAACTTTAGCTATATAATATGGATGTAAATAAGATTAAGTTAAAGATTATAAAAGCAGGTGAAAAAGCAGTTAATGAATTAATAAAGGTTGCTGGAGAAGATATTATAAAATACGGGGAAGATGATGAGTTGGCAGCAGACAAGCTAAAGAATGCAGCGGCTACAAAAAAGCTGGCTATATTTGATGCTTTTGAAATACTGAGCAGAATAGAATTGGAAAAGAATGAAATTGAGGGAGTTAGTAAAGAAATAAAAAAACCAAAAAGAGGATTTGCAGAAGGAAGAGCAACATAGCTTAATTAAGGAATTAAATAATTTTATTCCTAAAAGTGTTATAACCACTAAAAACAAAGGTAAGGCCTGGGTTTATGGTTATAATGAAAAGTATGACTTTATAGTTATATCAAAGACTGGTCAGATTCAAGACATAGTTGAAATTGAAGGCTTAAAAATAGGACTGCCAAAGCCTCCTGAAAAAATACATTCAAGAAGCAAAGAAAAGAAAGAACAATACTGGGAACCTTTTGACTACCCCAAAGTATTGCATAAAATTAAATCTATATTTCAATGGCATAACACATCATTATCTTTTAAGAATGAATGGGTAGATTACATTGAACAGGAATTCGACAGAAGAGAAGATGGATTTTGGTTCATGAATAATGGTGTTCCTACATATATCACAGGATCTCATTATATGTATATTCAATGGACTAAAATAGATGTTGGGCTTCCAGAATACAGAGATGCTAACAGAGTATTTTATTTACACTGGGAAGCATGCAAAGCAGATAAACGAAGTTTTGGTCAAGACTATTTAAAGATAAGGCGTTCAGGATTTTCTTATATGGCTAGTGAAGAGGCTAGTAACATAGGAACAATAAGTAAAGATGCTAGGATAGGTATTTTGTCTAAGACAGGAGCTGATGCTAAAAAAATGTTTACAGATAAAGTTGTTCCAATTGTAAATAATTACCCTTTCTTTTTTAAACCCGTACAAGACGGTATGGATAAGCCTAAGACAGAACTAGCGTTTAGAGTTCCTGCTTCTAAGATTACTAAAAAAAATATGTATGAGGAAGACGAAACCATTGTTGAGGGACTAGACACTTCTATTGACTGGAAAAATACAGGGGATAACAGTTATGATGGGGAAAAATTAAAGCTATTGATTCATGATGAATCTAAGAAATGGGAGAAGCCAAATAATATTTTAAATAACTGGAGGGTTACAAAAACGTGTTTGCGTTTAGGTAGCAAAGTTATTGGAAAATGTATGATGGGTTCTACTGCTAATGCATTAGAAAAAGGTGGGGACAATGGTAAGAAATTATACTTTGATTCTAAAGTCAATAACAGAAACCGTAATGGACAAACTAAGAGTGGTTTGTATAGTTTGTTTATTCCAATGGAATATAACATGGAAGGTTTTATAGATAGATATGGAATGCCTGTATTTAGAACTCCAAAAAATCCAATAATAGGAATAGATGGAGAATATATAACACAAGGTGCAGTTGATTATTGGGAGGCTGAAGTAGATAGTTTAAAGAATGACCCTGATGCATTAAACGAATTTTATAGACAGTTTCCAAGAACTGAATCTCATGCGTTTAGAGATGAGAGTAAGCAATCATTATTTAATTTAACTAAGATATATCAGCAAATAGATTATAACGATTCTTTAATAAAAGACAGGTTTTTAACAAGAGGTTCTTTTTCATGGAAAGATGGTGTAAAAGATACTCAGGTTATATTTAGCCCTAATCAAAAAGGAAGGTTTTTAATATCTTGGACTCCAAACAAACAGCTACAGAATAATTACAATACAAGAAACGGACTAAAACTTCCTGGTAATGAACACATGGGAGCTTTTGGTTGTGATAGTTACGATATATCAGGTACTGTTGGTGGTGGTGCTTCTAATGGGGCGTTACATGGACTAACAAAGTTTCATATGGATGAAGGGCCTATTAACGAGTTTTTTCTAGAATATGTGGCTAGACCTCAAACAGCAGAAATGTTTTTTGAAGATGTATTAATGGCTTGTGTTTTTTATGGAATGCCCATACTTATAGAAAATAACAAACCTAGGTTATTATATCATTTTAAAAATAGAGGCTACAGAAAATACAGTATTAATAGACCTGATAAACCATATAATAAACTATCTGTAACAGAAAAGGAATTAGGTGGGATGCCTAACAGTTCTGAAGACATAAAGCAGGCTCACGCAGCAGCAATAGAGTCTTACATAGAAAAGCATGTAGGATTTGATATGCAAGGAACTTACAGAGATCCTGATGCAATAGGCTCTATGTATTTCACAAGGACTCTAGAAGACTGGGCTAGATTCAATATAAACAATAGAACTAAGTTTGATGCTTCAATTAGCTCTGGATTAGCTATAATGGCTTGTCAAAAAACACTATATCAACCTTTAAAAAAGAAATCAAAAATAAAACTTAACTTTGCTAAATATGATAATAATGGAAGTTACAGCCAAATTTTAAGATAAATGAAGGACGTAAAAGTAAATATTAATCCTACAGGATTCCCTAGTCAATTTGTTTCTGACGCAGAAAAAAAGTCTTTTGAATTTGGATTACAAATAGGTCAAGCTATTCAATACGAATGGTTTAGAAAAGATGGTGGTCAAAGTAGGTTCTATAATCAATGGGCTGATTTCCATAGATTAAGACTTTATGCTAGAGGAGAACAGTCTATTCAGAAGTACAAGAATGAACTAGCTGTAGATGGAGATTTAAGTTATCTTAACTTAGACTGGACACCTGTACCTATTATTCCTAAGTTTGTTGATATTGTAGTTAACGGTATGGCAGACAGGGTGTTTACTGTAAACGCGTATGCTCAGGACGGAATGTCTTTGGATAAAAGAAGTAAGTATCAAGTAAATCTAGAAAAAGATATGCTTGCTAAAGACATGATGAAGCAGGTTCAAGAGCAGTTTGGTGTAAACACTTTTGCTATGTCTGAAGAAGAAATTCCAAATACTTCAGAAGAACTAGCTCTTCATATGCAAATGAAATATAAGCCTTCAATAGAAATAGCTGAAGAAGAAGCTGTTAATACTGTATTGGCAGAAAATAGATATAATGAAATACAAAAAAGATTATATTACGATCAAACTGTTTTAGGAATACAAATATGTAAAAATACTTTTCAGCCAGGAGCTGGAATAAAAGTAGAGTATGTTGACCCTGCTAGTGTAGTTTACAGTTATACTGAAGACCCTAATTTTCAAGATTGTTTCTACTGGGGTGAAATTAAAACACTACCAATTATTGAGTTGATGAAGATTGACCCTAGCTTAACTAGGGCTGATATGGAAGAGATATCTAATTATTCACAAAGCTGGTATGACTACAACAATACAGCTCAATATTATAATAATAGTTTGTTTAGCAAAGACAGTTGTACTGTTTTGTTTTTTAACTATAAAACCACCAAAACATTTACCTACAAAAAGAAAGTGAATGCAGCAGGAGCTGAAAGAGTAATTGAAAAAGATGATACTTTTAATCCTACAGAAGAAATGATGGATGAAGGGAACTTTGAAAAAATTTCTAAAACTATTGATGTTTGGTATGAGGGTGTTATGGTTATGGGTACTAACATTTTGCTTAAATGGGAAATGTCAGAAAACATGGCTAGACCACAATCAGCATCTCAAGAAGTATATCCAGAGTTTGTAGCTTCTGCTCCAAGAATGTATAAAGGAGCTTTAGAGTCTTTGGTTAGAAGAATGATAACCTTTGCTGATTTAATACAGATTACACACTTAAAGTTACAGCAAGTAATATCTAGAGTCGTACCAGATGGTGTATATATTGATGCTGATGGATTAAGTGAAGTAGATCTTGGAACAGGTCAAGCATATAATCCTGAAGATGCATTAAGAATGTTTTTTCAAACGGGTAGTGTTATTGGTAGAAGTTACACTCAAGATGGAGATTACAATCAAGCTAAAATTCCTATTCAACAATTAAATAGTAATTCTGGTCAAGCAAAAATTCAAAGTCTTATAGGTAGTTACAATCACTACTTATCAATGCTTAGAGATGTAACTGGTCTAAATGAAGCTAGAGATGGGGCTACTCCAGATTCTTATGCATTAGTTGGATTACAAAAGTTAGCAGCTTTAAGCAGTAACACTGCAACAAGACATATATTAGATGCGAGTCTTCATATGTCACAAAGACTATGTACAGCATTGTCTAGTAGAATTGCAGATATGCTTCAGTATTCTGACTTTAAAGAAGAATTTGTAAATCAAATAGGTAAATTTAATGTTGGTCTAATAGAGGAGATTAAAGATTTATACTTAAGTGATTTTGGAATCTTTATAGAAATAGTTCCAGACGAAGAAGAAAAAAGAATGTTGGAAGCTAATATTCAAATGGCTCTTCAAAGAGATTCTATAAACTTAGAGGACGCTATTGATATTAGAGAAATAAGAAATATAAAATTAGCTAATCAAGTATTAAAGCTTAAACGTAAAGCTAAACAAGATTTAGAACAGCAACAAAAATCAGCAGCAGCTGAACAACAGGGACAGATAAATATGCAGTCTCAACAAATGGCCGCGCAAACTGCAATGCAAAAAATACAGATGGAGACTCAAGCCACTATGCAAATAGAAGAGGCCAAGGCTCAATTCTCTGTTAAAAGAATGCAAGGTGAGGCAGCAATAAAAGCTGAGTTAATGAACTTAGAGTTTGATCTTAACATGAAATTAAAAGGTGTTGAGGTTGAAGGTTTAAAAACCAGAGAAACACAACGCGAAAAAGCCAAGTCAGAAAGAATAACTCAAGCTAATACAGAGCAATCAAAACTAATAGAGCAAAGAAAAAATAACTTACCGCCTGTTACTTTTGAATCTTCTGAAGATAGTTTAGATGGATTTGACCTAGCTCAATTCGAGCCAAGGTGATTTATTAGAATTAAATTTAAATTATATATATAACTTTGTAAAAAATCAAATCAAATGGAAATTAAAGTATCTGAAGTAAATCCTTTAGAATCAAAATCGGTTCAAGAAGTAGAGAGTCAACTTTTAGAAAAACATGAGCAACAATTAAATGCTGAAGAGTCAGTAGATAAAGAACCTGTTGAAGAAGTGTCACAAGCTGAAGAGGCTGAAGTTGGTCCAACTATAAAGGACGAAGACGTTCTTTCATATATTAACAATAGATATAATAAGGATATATCATCTGTAGATGATTTGTTTACTCAAAAAGAGATGAACGAAGAATTACCAGAAGATGTTTCTAAATATTTAAATTTTAAAAAAGAAACTGGTCGTGGATTTAATGACTTCGTAAAAGCTAATAGGGATTACGATAATTTAAACGAAGACCAAGTGTTAGCAGAGTATTATTCTTTAACAGAAACTGATTTAGATAATGATGACATTCATTATTTAATTGAAGATAAATTTTCATATGATGAGGATTTAGATGATGAAGGTGAGATTAAAAAGAAAAATATAGCTAAAAAAAGAGAACTTTCTAAGGCAAAAAAGTATCTTAATGATTTTAAAGAAAAATATAGTGTTCCTCTTGAGTCAAGTGGGAAAGCTGTTTCTGAAGAAATGAAAAAAGAACTTGATGCTTATAAAAGTTATATTCAAGAATCTAAGACAGTTCAAGAAGCTAATCTTAAAAAGAATGAGTATTTCGAGAAACGAACTAACGATGTTTTTAATTCTGAATTCAAAGGTTTTGAGTTCGAGATAGGAGATAAAAAGATAGGTTATTCTTATGGAGATGCACAGGAAATGAAGGCAAAACAAATGGATCTAAATAATTTCATAGGTAAATACCTAGGAGATGATGGATTGATTAAAGATGCTAAAGGTTGGCATAAAGCAATTAGTGCTGCGATGGATCCTGACCGCTTTGCAAAATATTTTTATGAGCAAGGTAAAGCCGATAGTGTTGGAGATATTTCTAAAAAAAGTAAAAATGTTAACATGAACATAAGAAGTACTCCGCAATCAATAGGCGACACAGGATTTAAAGCAAGACAGGTTGATACTGGAAGTAGAAAAGGTTTGAGAATAAGAAGTAAAAATAAATAAATAATTTTAAAAAACTAAAAAAATGGCAGTAGATGCAGTACCAGGGTTTGACTTACAGCCAAGCTCAGAACAAGTCTTATTACAGACAAATTATATTACTAACTTTGATTTCTTAAATCAGTATCTTCCAGATACTTATGAGAAAGAATTTGAACGTTATGGAAACAGAACAGTAGCATCATTCTTAAGAATGGTAGGCGCTGAAATGCCTTCTAACTCTGACCTTATCAAATGGGCAGAACAAGGAAGACTACACACGAAGTATACAAACGTAACTTCAGGAGCAGCGGCAGCAGCTGACACAGCAACATTAACAATTGGAGATGTTTTAGTACCAGGTTCTGGTTCTATCGCAATTCGTGTTGGACAAACAATTATGTTATCTGACAGCACAGCGGCTTCTACAAATAGCAACAAAGCTATTGTAACAGCAGTTGATACAGCGGCAGGTACAATTGATGTAGCTTACTATGCAGCTGGAGGTCAGACAATGGCAGCAGGAGTTGTATGTTCTTTATTTATCTATGGTTCTGAATTTCAGAAAGGATCTGTTGGTATGCAAGGACAGCTAGAAGCTGATGATTCTATCTTTGAAAATTCTCCAATTATCATTAAAGACCGTTACGCAGTATCAGGTTCTGACATGGCTCAAATTGGATGGATTGAAGTAACTACAGAAAACGGTGCAACTGGATTCTTGTGGTACATGAAATCAGAACACGAAACTCGTTTACGTTTTGAGGATTACCTAGAAACAGCAATGGTTGAAGCAGTTCCTGCTGAAGCGAATGGTGGAGCAGCGGCAATCGTTGAAGGTGTAGCAACTGGAGTTGGTAACAAAGGTTCTGAAGGAATGTTTTATGTTATCGAAAACAGAGGAAATGTATGGTCAGGTGGAAACCCTGCTGCATTAGCAGATTTTGATGCTATTATCTCTCGTTTAGATAAGCAAGGTTCAATCGAAGAGAATGTTATTTTCTTAAACAGAGAATTTGGATTTGATATTGATGATATGTTAGCATCACAAAACTCTTACGGAGCAGGTGGTACTTCATATGGTCTTTTTGACAATGACAAAGAGATGGCTTTGAACTTAGGATTTACAGGATTCCGTAGAGGTTATGATTTCTACAAGACAGACTGGAAATACCTAAACGATCCGACAATGCGTGGAGATATCGTAGGTGGAGCAATTAATGGTGTTTTAGTACCAGCAGGTTCAACTACTGTATATGACCAAGTATTAGGAAAGAACGCAAAGCGTCCATTCTTACACGTTCGTTACAGAGCTTCAGAAACTGAAGACAGACGTTATAAAACTTGGATTACAGGTTCAGCTGGTGGAGCTGCTACATCGGATTTAGATGCGATGGAAGTAAACTTCTTATCAGAGAGAGCTTTATGTACTTTAGGTGCTAATAACTTCTTTATCTTTACAAACTAGAAGTAAATTATCAAAGGGGAGTGAATTAAAGTAGCTCCCTTTTTTTTATTATAAATTAAATCAAAATTAAATCAATATGGCATTAAAAAACAAACCAGTATTTGTAGACAAGGTTTACAAATTAACACAAAACAGAGCGCCCTTAAGCTACAGTATCCCTTCAAGAAACACAAAGAGAAGGTCATTACTATGGTTTGATGAGGAAACTGGAGTAAATAAAGCATTACGTTATGCTAAAAATTCAAAAAGTATTTTTGAAGATGAGCAAGACAAGAATGTTATCTTAGAACCTATCGTCTTTGAAGATGGTATGTTGTTTGTATCAAAACAAAATCAGATATTACAAAAGTTTTTAGCTTATCATCCATCAAACGGACAAATGTTTGTAGAGGTTGACAAAGAAAGAGACGCAAGTGAAGATGTAGAATCTTTAGACTTAGCTTTAGAGTCTCAGCTTATAGCAAAAGATTTAGGTATTGAAATGCTTGAAACTATAGCTAGAGTTGTAATAGGATTAAGAGTTGAGAATTTAACTTCTTCTGAATTAAAAAGAGATGTTAGACTATTTGCTAAGAGATATCCAAATGACTTTATGGAGGCTATGAATGATCCTTTATTAAAGCTTCAAAACAAATGTGCTAATTTCTTTAGTGAAAATCTTTTAACATTAAAAAACAAAAAAGATGTTTACTATAATCTAAAAGGAAACAAGAAGAAACTACTTACTGTTCCTTATGGTGAAGACCCATTATTTATACTAGCATCATTTTTACAGAGTGATGAAGGGTTAGAAGTTTTAAAAATATTAGATTCTAAAATGAAATAATAACTATACAAAAGAGGCTTCAAAATATGAAGCCTCTTTTTTTGTATCTTTGTGAAAATAAGTTTATAAATGGCATCAATAATAAATACAGTAAGAGCTACTGTTCTTTCAATTGCAAACAAAAATAATTATGGGTACATAACTCCTAATGATTTTAATTTATATGCAAAGCAAGCTCAATTAGATATATTTGAAGATTATTTTTATCAGTATAATAGTTGGATTGTAAAGCAAAATGCAAGAGTATCTGGAAGTGATTATGCTGATATTATAAAAGGGTTAGTGGAAGTAATAGATAGTTTTTCTTCTACTAAAGGACTAATTAACACAGGTATAAACTTGTTTGATTTACCTGATGATTATTATTTAATAGATAAAATTAATTACTATCCAAACCTTACAGCTACAGGTACTTTAACTTTTGGTTCAACAGGAAATACATTAATAGATTCAGCAGCAACTTTTGTTACAGGAGGTCAAGTAGTGGCAGGTCAGTTAATAGTCAATACTACAGGAGGAGGAATATATTCTGGAGGAAGCGCATTTGTTGTAAGTGTAGATAGCGAAACTCAATTAACAATATCGACTAATGATTTTTTTACAGGAACTTTTGAAGGCACATCTTATTCAATTTTAAGTACAAAAGGAATAACAGAAATAGAGAGAGTATCTCAAAACAAAATATTTTATTTAAACTCTTCACCACTTACTACTCCAGGGCTTTCATTCCCTGCGTATGTTTTAGGAGGGGCAAACAATGTTAATACAGGCAATACAATTACAGTTTATCCTGAATCTATTGTTACAGCAGGAACAGTTGTTTCTCAGTATATTAGATATCCTAAAGACCCTAATTGGACGTATGCTACATTAGCAGCAGGAGAACCTTTGTTTGATGAGTCAGCATCTGATTATCAAGACTTTGAATTACCTTTATCAGATCAAGTTAATCTTATAAACAAAATATTGCAATACGCAGGTATGTCAATACGAGAAATATCACTAACTCAATTTGGTCAAGCACAGGAACAGATGGATGATACCCAACAATCACCCAATCTAACATCATAAGATATGGCATATATAACAGATTATCAGTACTACGAAAATAACGGAAACCAACCCGAAGATGCTAATTGGGGTTCGTATCAATACATATCTTTAAATGATATAGTAAATAACTTTATGGTTATGTATGTTGGAAACGACAAACTAATTAATAATGTTGAGAGGTATAACATTGTGTTTCACGCAAAGAGAGCTATACAGGAATTAAACTATGACTCTTTAAAAGAAATTAAGATACTTGAATTAGAAGTTTGTGATACATTAAGATTTGTATTGCCACAAGACTATGTTAATTGGGTTAGAATATCAATGTATAGAGATGGAACATTGTTTCCATTGACTGAGAATATTCAAACTAATTGGAGTGATGCATACTTGCAAGATAATAATTGCAGGATTTTATTTGACCAAGATGGTAATGTTTTAAAGCCTGAAAACTCTACATTAGATCTTGATAGAATAACAGGAAGTAATAAAACTATATACCTAAACCAACAAAGCCCGTACAATGGACAAGAGGGTTATTTTTATAATGGCCTATGGTATTTTGAATATCCTGTTGGAGCTAGNTATGGTTTAAATACAGAGACNGCAAATGCTAACCCTACATTTAAGATAAACAAAAAAGGTGGTGTAATTAATTTTAGTTCAGATGTTGCAGGAGAGTTAATAGTTCTTGAATATGTATCTGATGGAATGGAGAATGGAGACGACTCTGAGATAAGCGTAAACAAACTATTTGAAGAGTTTGTATACTCTTACATGAAGTATGTAATACTATCAAGTAAATATGGTGTGCAGGAATACATCATAAACAGGTCTAGAAAAGAGAAATCAGCGCTTCTAAGGAACGCAAAACTTAGAATAAGCAATATGCACCCAGGAAGATTATTAATGAATCTAAGAGGTCAAAACAAGTGGATAAAATAATATGGCTAAGATTCAAAAGAATTTCATAAAAGGGCGAATGAATAAAAGCGTTGATGAACGATTAGTTCCTCAAGGTGAATACATTGATGCTTTAAATATAAGACTAGGTTCAAGTGAAGGAAATGAAATTGGAGCTGTAGAAAACTCAAAGGGAAATGAGCTACTAGTACAGGTAAAGTTTAATGGACAGGTGTTGAGTGATGACGCTAGATGTATTGGCGCTTATGATGATGGTGCAAATGAAACTATCTACTGGTTTATTAGTGATCCTAGTAATACTAATTCTATTGTAACAGGGAAAGTTGATTTAATAGTATCATATAATACTAAATTAAATTTAGTTTTTTATCATGTAATATCTACTTCAGTATTAAATTTTGATAAAGATTATATAATGAATGGCATAAACCTAATTGATGGTTTATTGTTTTTTACTGATAATCTAAATCCTCCTAGAAAAATAAATGTAAACAAAACTTATTTATCTCCTGTATCTGGAGTAGATAATATTACCGAACAAGACATTGGCGTTATATTAGCACCTCCATTAAACTCACCTATTATAGAGCAGTTTAATTTAGGTGGTGGAGAAAACTATATGGAAGAGTTATTCCTGAGTTTTGCTTATAGATGGCAATATGAAGATGGGGAATATTCTGCTATATCTCCATTTTCACAAACAGCATTTAGCCCTGGTCCTTTTAGATTGGATTACAGTACTTTTGACAATGCTGCAATGGTTAACACTTTTAATAGTGTAAAAATAACTTTTGAAACAGGTGGAAGAAATGTAGTTTCAGTTGATGTTCTTTTTAAGTTTTCTACAAGTCAAAATGTAAATGTAATAGAAAGGTTTAACAAATCAGATGAGGGTTGGTCAGATAATGATTCTGAAAACATTACGTTTACTAATAAAAAAATATTTACTGCATTACCTGCGGAGCAATTACTTAGGTTATTTGATAATGTACCAAGAGTAGCACAGGCACAAACATTAATGGGTAATAGATTAATGTATGGTAATTATGTTGATGGATATGATGTTGCTAATAGTGTTGGAAAACAAATAGACATAGACTATGATTTAGAACTTATATCGAATAGCTTAAGCAATGAAGAGATAGAGGCAGATATTGTCCCTATTACAAATTACAATATAGGAATATCTACACCTGTTGATGACGCTACAATAACAATAGACTTTGGAGGATTAGAACTTATCCAAGGCGCTCAGATAGGTGTGGAGTTTAATTACAAAGGGAGTTTTTTTAATGGAGATGCATCTTATGATGATGGAACTCAACCTGAAAATGAATTTGTTTTTACATTTTTATTTAATTTACAAAGAGACTACTTAGATGTTAATGATTTAGCAAGTAGCGCAGAGTTTGAAGCCGCAGTAAGTGAGTTTGTGCCACCTAGTGGTTCAAGTTGTTTTGATTCTTCTTTAGTAAGTGGAATAAGAGGTTCTTCATTAACTGATATTTACAACTGTCAAATAGTTAGTAAAAATGAATGGGTTTTTGATAAGTTTGGTATAACACAAACAAATCAAGGATTTGGAATTGGTACTTCTGTAGGCAGCGACAGCATAAGCTTTACTATACCTGCTTTAAGATTTAATAAGCTAAACCTTGCTGATCCTGCAAACCCTGTATTTTTTAACCCCCCAGTGTTAGCATATGAGTATATTTCAGCTATAGATGGAGTGGGGTTATATTCTAAAAACGCTTCTAAACAATCATTACATAGTAATAGAGATTATGAGATTGCTATTGTTTATATGGATGAGTATGGGCGTAGTAGTACGGCATTAGTAGACACTGATAATACTGTTTTTATACCATGTGAAAACTCAATTGACCAAAATAATATTAGGGTTCAACTAAATAATTTACCTCCTTATTGGGCAACAAAATATAAATTTGTTATAAAAGAATCTGAAGGCGAATACAGAACTGTTTACTCTCAAATATTTTTTCAAGAAGAAGAAACAGGCGATGTATGGTTTAAAATTGAAGGAGACAACAGAGACAAAATAAAAAACAATAGCATCCTGTATCCAAAAAGAGATACTACAGGTGCTGTTTTAAATTGTGCTACTACAAAAGTTTTAGCTTTTGAAAGTCAAATAGAAGACTTTTTATGTGTTAAACAAGATGGAGTGGTTACAAGTGGTACTTGTGGTCAACCAGCTGGAACATATATGAAATTAAGACCGTCAGGGTTTAATGCGAGTGCGCCAGAAAACTCTTTTATACAAAGAGAAAATGCGGATAGAGGTAGTTTTGGAATAGCAACAGTATCTACTAGTCTTGAAGATACAGAGGTTGATCCTTCAGTGTTTGCTCCTTACGATATTCCTGCTGGAAGTATTATTCAGATAAAATTAGATACAAGAAGAAATAAAAGAGGTAGTAAATGTGGTGGTCGTATTTATAAATACGATAAAACTTTTACCTCTAGTAACGACTATAATAGCCTATATGATTGGGCAGTAGGGGATAATATAGACTTCACAAATGGTGTTACAAGTGGTTCAGATGATAATCAAAATACAGTTTCTTTTGACGAATTTATATATGACTATCCTCAATCACCTAGCTTTGGGCCTGGAGGCGATGGTCAAACCGTTATATTTTTTCAACAAGGATTTATCTCTCCAGGTGTGCTTGACGGAAAACAATATATGTCTATTCAGACAGGTACTCCCACGTGCGGTGGTATTGATAAAAGAGAATCATTTACGCAAATTGAAACAATAGTTACTAGAGCATCAACTTTAATGGTATTTGAGACTGAGCCAATACCTGCTAATGATGAGCTTTATTACGAAAATGAGCAGACATTCGATATTGTTAATGGTTTTCATTTATCAGGAGATGCTGATGCTGACCAAGACCAAACAGCTTCTTTGCCTGCGATAATAGATTTAACATTTTTTAATTGCTACACATTTGGTAATGGTGTAGAAAGCGACAGGGTGCTAGATGCCTTAGTAAAGCCATCTCTATCATTAGGAGAAAAAGTTACTTCGGTAGCTGAAGAGCAATACAGAGAGGTTCATCGTTTTTCTGATATAACCTATAGCGGTAACTTTAATCAAGAAACAAACCTAAATAAGTTGAACCAATTTAATTTGGCTTTAGCAAATTTTAAGACACTAGAAACTTCTTATGGTCCTATTAGAAAAATGCACGCAAGGCAGACAGACATACTTATACTTCAAGAAGACAGAATATCTTATATTTTAGTTGGAAAGAACTTGCTTTCTGATGCGTCAGGAGGTGGAGCATTAACGTCTGTACCAGAAGTTTTAGGCCTGCAAGTTGCTAGGTCTGAAGAGTATGGTATTAGTAATAACCCTGAGAGTTTTTCCTCATATGGTCCTGATGTTTATTTTACAGACGCAAAAAGAAGTAGTGTAATAAATTTAAAAGGTCAATCTGAAGGAGGTCGTTCAGATAAGCTTTCTGTTATTTCTCAAGTAGGAATGAGAAGTTGGTTTAGAGATTTATTCATTGATTCTTTTGACACTCAAAAATTAGGTGCTTTTGACCCATACATGAATGAGTACGTATTAAATTCTAATGAAGTATTAATACCTCAAGTTCCTGTAATTAGGAATTGTGGATATACTTTATTGCAAAATAATTCTACATCTGTTGTCACTTTTGATTTAGATTGCACAAACTTAATTGGAGATATATCTATTGATTATGACTTTTCAATAGGCGGTGCAAATATATCTGTTGTTTATAATGGAGTTAATGTATTAAATACTAATGTATCAAATTCAGGTTCTGTTTCTTTTACAAAGTCACAAACAAATCCTATTATAGCTCAGGTTACAATAACTCCTATTTTAACAGCTACTTACGAAATGACATTTGGATGCCCTCAAGGAGAGCAGCTAACGGTCACTCAGATTCTAGTTAATTTTGAAGGGGATGTTGGTTTAACAACCACTACAAGATACAAATGGGAATTAGCAGGAGACTCTAGTCCATATAACACCAACACTGTAGTTTTTGAAAATGATGGTATTTCACTTTTTGAGTCGCAAACAAACCAAGAATCATTTGGCTCAATACCTACGGAGGGGGCTACTGTTGTAATGCAAAGCATACAGGGTTCAGGGCAAACGTTTGTTTTTGATCCTACTAGAGATAAATTTAAATACTTAGTTTCTAATGTTCAGTATACTGAGGCAACTATAAATACTTTATTACCACTGTTAAATACGGCTATTACACTAGATAAACAAGCTTCTTTTACTTACAACAACCCATCTAATAATGATTATTTATATCTTGTATGGGATTTTAGGTCTCCAATAGCAATTGAATTATGTTACGACCAAACAAACCCGATAGATGCTTGCTGTGATTGCGCACCTTAAAATTTAAAAAAAAATGAGTTTAGTAAATAAATATATTAATTCAGATAATTTTTTAACTGCAACTGCTGTTTATGATGATGTGGATTTAACAATACTATCTCCAGATGGTTATTATCAGTTTGGAGGAAATTATAGACGGCAATTGTCAGGTGTTTTAAGTTCTTCTGTAATTTGTGATGATTGTAGTACTAGGTCATTGTATAGAACAGATGAGGAAACGAGTGTTTGTGACAACTATTGCACTAGTTCAGCTTATGATATGGACATTGAGTTCACAACAAATCCTGCAAGAGATTATGAAAATTTAACAAATGGTGATGTAATTGTAGGTGGACTATCGTTTGACGGTTTCTACGCTGTTTCTCCATATATAGCAACTACAGGTGCTGATAAGGGTTTATGGAAAATATTAAAAATACAAAACAATGTAATAACTAACATTAGTGAATGCGGAGCTACGCAGTGTCAAGATTTATAAAAAACAATGAGAGAAAATTATACCTTAACATATAGTGAGTCTGTAAATGGATGGCCTTCATTTTACAGCTATTTTCCAGATTTTGCTTTGGGAATGAATCAATATTTATATTCTTTTAAAGGTGGAAATCTTTATAGGCATAATACCAATGAAACAAGAAATAATTATTACGGAGTTAATTATGACTCTACAATAACTGGTGTTTTTAATGAACAGCCAACAGCTACTAAAGTATTTAAGACCATTGAACTAGAAAGTGATGATGCCTGGAATTGTGAGCTAGTATCTGATCTTGGAGCAGGGTATATGCCAGATAGTTATTTTGTTGAAAAAGAAGGGGCTTTCTTTGCCTTTATAAGAAGACTAGATGGGGTTGATAATTTAGCGTTAAGGTCAGCTCAAGGATTAGGTACGCTTTTAAGTACAACAGGTGTAGGTCCAGCACCTATAACATTAACTTTTTCTTTTGCTATTAATTCAATAATGAGTATAGGTGATGTTGCATATACAAACTCAATTATCGGACCTGTAGAAATAGGAACAATAACAGGCATAAGTCAAGATAGAAAAACAATTACAATAGCAGCTCCAACATATGCAGGTACTGTTCCTGTATCATATATATTATATGTTAAAAATAGCGTTGCTGAGTCTTATGGGACGTTGGGTTACTTCTTGCAGTTTAAACTTAGTAATTCAAATACTAGTGCCGTTGAACTTTTTACTGTTGATTCAGATGCATTCAAAAGTAATCCTTAGTTTTTTGTATCTTTGTTTTAATGAAATTTGAAATAAGAAAATTAAATCAAGAAGATTACGATTCTATTTTAGTTGATTGGTGGAAAGATTGGAGATGGACACCACCAGCAAAAGATTTTTTACCAGAAAATGGTGCAGGAGGTTTTATTGTTTATGATGGAGATATTCCTGTATGTGCAGGATATATTTATTTAACAAACTCTAAAGTAGGTTGGTGTGATTGGGTTATTTCTAATTTTAAATATAAAGATAAAGAAAAAAGACGCGAAGCATTAACAGAATTGGTTTCAACACTAACAAAGGCTTTGACTATACATGGATGTAAATATTCTTACGCTCTAATAAATTCAAAGTCACTTATGTCAATATATAAAGATGTTGGATATAGCGAAGGGGATAAGTATACAAAAGAAATGATTAAAAAATTATAATATGGGCGTAGTAACATCAATAGCAATGGCCACAGTGGCAGTAGGGGGCGCAATTACAAAGGGAGTATTAGCAGGTGATGCTGCAACCGTAGCTGCTAGAGAAGCAGGCGACTTAAGACTACAACAAGCAGAACTAGAAAAAGAAGCTATAGCTCGTTTAGACCAAGACTTTTACGAAGCGGTTAGAGTTAATACAGATATATACGACAAAGCTTTAGAGATGTCCAATGTAAAGGGTGCTGAACTTGTTCAGGCTGCTCAAGAAGGAGACCAAAGAGGTGTTGCTGCAACAGCAGGAAAAGTAAAGGAAATAGAACAAGCTGGGTTAAGCGCTCTTTCTGATAAATTTTCTCAAGACAAAACAAACATAGATTTAGCTAGAGCCAAGGCTCAGGAATTGTCAGCTGCTGAAATAGCGGCCATGCAAGACGATAGAGCAGCAGCAGCAGGAGTTAGAGCAGACACTTTAATGAAGCAATCAGATACATTAAGAGGACAAGCTACGGCTAATTATGTTACAGCAGGAACTGAAGCAATCATGCAAGGTGTTGGAATAGCTGGTGAGATTTCAGGAGCTAAAGCGCAAGGAGCTATAGATAAGTTAGTTGCAGGAGGAATGAGTATTGTTGACGCTCAAAAAACTGTAGCCGATCAGTCTCAAAAAAACACGAGAATATTTAACAGAGGGGATATGGACATAGCGGCTTTTACAGGAAATAAAATAACCCAACAACCAATCACTCCTCAACCTCAGCTTCAACAGACAGGGATTAAAACACAGCCTATAGTTAATCCTTTTATGAACAATCAATTTTCCACTATGTTTCAGGGGTTGTTTGCTACGGATTTTAGTGCTTTAGGTGGTAAGCAAGATTTAAGTCTTTTTGAAGGTGAATACGACCCTTTAAACTTTAACAATTAACAAGATATGGGTAACGCATTAGACGCAGCTAAGTTTTCAGCATCACAAGGATTAACAGGGGTAAGTGACCCTACGGCCTCATTGTCAGCAATTACTGAAGGTATTAAAACTATTTCTGATTGGAAAACAAAAAGAGACGAAGCTAAAGAAAAGCTAAAGAAAGATACCGCTGACCAGTACTTAGAAGCAGAGAAGAAAGCATATGAGAATATGCCTACCGATAAAACTTTTAAAAGCAATATTTTAGAGGGTTTAGATTCGTACAAAGAAAGACTGTATACTAACATGAAGTTAGTTCAAAGAGGTGTGGTAAGCGCTAATGACAATCTTATATTTCGTGAGAATGCCACTCAAGGCATTGGTGTAGTTTCAGATATGCAAAAAAACTACGCTAAAATACAGGAAGATTATTTAAAAGGAGCTAGAGGATATACCAATGATAAAGGTGAGTTTGTACCTCCTGTATATGGGTCAGGAGCAGCAGCTTTAAATGATATCCATGTACAGCTCAATAACCCTGATTTATATAGCCTTACTTTTAATGAAAAAGGCTCTCCTGAAGTTATAATGTATGAAACTGAGGTTGGTCCAAACAATATAATGGTTGCCAAAAGAGATGAAAACGGAGACAGAATTCCAGTTAGAGATGAAAATGGAAACCCAGTTCCAAACATAAAAGCAATGGCATTTGATGGGGGTAACAATCAGGTGATGGGCATTATAAATTTACCTAAAGTAACTGCTCAACTAACTGGTGAAGGAACTGTTTTTGATAGAGACTATCAGGATATAATAAACACAAAGGGTTTGATGGGAGTCATAACGGATGACATTAAAGCAAACAAAAAAGACGGATTACCCGACTTAATAAAAAGTACTGCTGCTACAATGATTATAGGGGTAGATCAACAACTTAGCGTGTTGACTGATAATGGCCCGAAGGATAAACAATCACAAGCAATGAATCCAGCCATGTATGCTAGGTTAACAGCAAAACAAAAAGCCGAAACAATTGAATACGATTACTTTAATTTTGAAACAGGCTTAATGGACAAGGGAGAAAAGACCAAGTACATACCTCTTGTGATGGGCGCTAATAATCAATATGTTCCAAAATTTAAGAATATAGATAAGAAAGCTTCTACTAATCTATCCGAATACTCCATATATAACTCATTAGAAAAAAGTATTAAGAGTGGAGGTACAGCTTTTGATCCTAACAGAGCTTCTAGAACAACCGCAAAAGAACTTGAAACAAAGAAGATTGGTAGAGTTGAATTTGCTAAGAGAATGGCTTCTGGTGACCCTAGAGTACTTGAGGAAATGAAGGCGAGTGGGTTGTATACTGATAAAGAGGACTTTAATGAGATTTTATCCAAAAGTGGCTTAATAGATTTAGAAGAAAAAGATAGCAAAGGTAATCCAAGGAAGGGTGAGATTTATCAAGTTTATACTTCAAGGGGAGTAGAACCAAGAACTGTTTACCACACAAATGAAGATGGCTCAGTAACTTCCTTACAGGATAGAACACAACAAACTTTAAGTCTTATTGCAACAAATCCAATAGAGACTCAAGATTTATTTAATGTATATACAGGTGCAGGAAATGACTTTAATGAAACGTATAATCCAGCAAAATTTAAAGAAATTACTGTAAGCACTGGCCCAAAAACTTCGTTAAGTATGGAGACAATTGTTGAAGGTAAAGGGAATAAGGCTATTACATTAAACGATGTGATAACAGATGTTATTAAAACAGCGGATGACGCCACAATGCGTGGAGTTGATGAAGATTTATTAGCTAAAGGTATTGAGGGTGCGCTTAATCAGGCTTTAATTAAGTCTGAGCAAAAGGTTGATGGTCTTACTGTAACTTATAACGGCAGTAACAATTTTACTATAACAGGTGTAAATTCTAAAGGAAAAACAATAACCGTTACAGGTAACCAATCGTCAACTGAGCCAGATGCAATGAAGGTTGAGATAGATGCAATTCTTAATGAATTCTTTCAAAACTTAGGTTCAGATAAAGACTATAACCCTGGTGGTAGTGGTAGTGCTGAGGTAAAAAAAGATGCATTCGGAAATATAATAAAATAATAAATGGATAAATTAAAAGCTCTATACGAAAGTTATATTGAACAGGGATTGTTAAGTAAAGAAACTAGCTTTGAGCAATTTTCTCAATCAGACTCTTCTATACAGGAAGCCCTATATAAGCAAGGTGTTGACGAAAAAATAATAAGCTCAGAAACCACTCTTGATGTATTTACATCTGCTTGGGCTGAAAAAAAAAATCAAGTCGATACTCCTTCAGATGGTCAAGAGGAAGTTACGGAATCCATTACAGAAACGGAAACAACTCCTGGCTCTTCGGATTCTTTAGAAGAGCAAGATGAAGTAGCTGTAATACCTTTAGTGCAAGATGATAATGGTGACTTAGCACCATTTGTTGAATTTCCTGTCGTAGAAGAAGAGATTGAAACTTTAATTCCTGAAGCACCGTCTAGGTCAGGTACACTTAAAAATGAAGACGGAAGTGTGTCTACTCATAAAATGAAGACCGAAACAGATGGTCAAGGTAATTGGTTTTCATTCCCTACAGTATTTCAAAATGAAGATGGAAGTTTTGTTGACATGTCTGAAGAGGCAAAACAAAACTGGGAGCCTGTATATGAAGAAGCTAAGAAAAGAGGTGAAGTTATAGAGTTTGGTAAAGATGAAAAATCAGCATTAGCATATGGAAAAGGAAGCTGGAAGCCTTCATATGATTCTAATAAAAAAAACAAGCTGCTATTAGATTCAGGATATTTGGCTTATAAAGAAGAGAACTCAGGAAATGTTTTAAACACTATTGATTTTGATAAAGAAGGTATAAACGTAAATGTCACACCAGAAAAAGAATATGGATTTATTAATCCAGAAACAGGTCAAAAAGAATTTAAGAAAGAATCAGAACTTAGCCCAGAATTATTAGAAGCCGTTGAAACATACGAAATTGCAACTCAAGATGTTCAAACTCCAAATTACTCAGATGTTGATCTTGATGAAGGAGAGGTTGGAAATGCTAACGCATTTTTAACAAGCCTTATTAAAAATGATGGTGGTGATGTAACAGATTATTTAAAGTGGGAAAAGAAAAACACTAGGAACGAAACTGGTGTATACAAGTGGATGAAGAAACTTCTTACAGATGATGAAGGTGATGAGTACTTTGAACAAAAAAATTATTATGAAAAAGTTCAATCATACAAGACGGCACAACTTAATCAAATTAGTAAGAGATTAAATCAAATTCAAGCGAAAATAGATTTAACCTCTGACCCTAAACAGATAAAAGAATTAAAAAATGAGGGAAAAGAATTAACCAAAGAATTTTACGCAAAAGTTGAAAGCATTTCTACTACTATTAAAGATTTTCCTGTGCTTACAAAATACACAGAGGATACTGACTTAAGAAGAAGAAAAGCAATGTATGAGGCCGCTCAGGAAGGTGGAGCAGCTGAAGGAGGTCAAGGATTAGTTGAGTTACTTGCTGTTGCAGGAAATAGTTTGGCTGGTTTTGGTCTTGATTTTTTCGCTTCTATACCTGCTTTTTTTGACCAAAGGATTGCAACTATAGGGAAGGGAGATGATAAATTTGATAATAAAGGTGTTTTAAAAAGCCTTGAAGAAATGTTTACCCAAAGTAAGGAGACTCTTGATATCACAACTGGCGCAGTAAAAAGATCTGCTTTTTTAGACGGAAAGCCAGTTTTAAGTATGGGTAAACAATATATTGTTGATGAAAATGGAACAGTATATGATGCAAATACGAACATAAGAATGGATGGGATTATTTCTCCTGAAAAAATAAAAGAAATACAAACACTATCTAAAGATGTTACAGAGACTGTAACTAATTGGACAGCAGGATCTGTAACTCAAGGAGGAGTAGGCATGCTTGTACACTTATACGGCTTAATTAGAACATCAGGAAAAGTAACAAAGAAACTAGGATTTAAAGGCCCTAAAGGAGCTGGTCTAGGAATGGGAATTACTTCTTTTGCAAGTGGTATTACAGGGAACGTGGAGGACGTAAGGTCTCAGCTAGTAGCTTCAGGTATGTCTGAAAAAGAAGCTATGAATATAGCTGTTAATGCAGGTCAGGCAATATCTACTTTAGATGGTATATTCTCTGGATTAGCAGGTGGTAATCAAAAATTACTAACAGGTTTTACAGGAATTAAAGACCAGATTAAAAACCTAGCATTAAAAGAAGGTAAAAAATTCACAGTAAAACAACTTGTAGATAAGGGCAAGGGTTTGTTAAAAGAAAACGCTAAAGAACTTTTTATAGAAGAGCTTCCAGTTTATTTTTCTGAAAAGGGTATAAACCATTTGGTGAATAGACATATTGGAAACGAAGTTTTAAGTGACAAAATTACAAAGGCAGGTATAATGGAAACTGTAGTAATGACCGTAGGAGCTACCTCTGGTTTGGGTGCTAAAAATTTATTGTCAGGAAATAGAAGGTCTAACTTAGTTAGGCTTGCAGCAGCAAATGTTAAAGATTTACAATCTACATTAGATGTTTTAGTTAAAGAAGGTTCTTTGACTGAAAAAGAGGCTTCAAATGCATATACAGAAATTTACAATATGCAGTCAGCTGAGTTAAAAACTCAAGGGACTATAAAAGTTTCTGAAAACTTACAACCTGCATCTGATTTATTAACTCAAAGACAGAATTTAATAAACAAAAAACAGGGACTAGAAGGCCCAGGTAAAGCTAGAATTGATAAACAGATAGCGGCTGTTGACCAGCAACTAGATGCTCTATATAAAAAAGACGAATTACAAGTTCAAGAAGAATTAACAAAACAAAAAGAAGATGCCATTTCAAAGCCAAGCACAGAAAAGCAAGTTCCAAAAGACCGACTTAGAGAATATCATACAGACAAAAGGTTAGTAACTCCCTCTAATCCTAAAGGAGAAGCAAACATATCAAACGTTACAAGTCTTGATAAAGAAGGGGTATCAACAGCAACTTATGTAAATCCAGAGACAGGTATTTTAGATGTTATTATAACTTCTAAAAACAAAGAAAACTTTGTCGGATATGTTAGGGTTTATGAAAACGGAAGGCCAACAAATAAGTTTTCAGCAAAAATGGAGTCTACAGGTGGTGCGTTTAAGAATATGATTACATCTGCTGATGCTACATTACCTGATGGCGCAAGAGTTGTTGAAACGACTACTATTTCTGAGGGTGGACTTAGGACTTTCAATAAATCTAATTTAGATGTAGAGACCGATGCCGATGGTAACGTTGTTACTAATACCACAAAATATAGTGATGCAACAAAACAATCTGTAGAAGAGAAAGGTCAAGCTGCTTATGATCCTTTTAAGACTGATGATAAAGCTAAAGCTGAAGCTGAAGTTGAAAAAATAAAAAAAGCTTATCCAGGTATTGAGGTAAAAATAAAAAGACAAGGAACTAAGAGAGGAAAAAAAACATACACTATTGATGTAGAGTTGCCAGTATTAATTAAAAAAGGAAAAGATGCCATTTCAAAGCCAAGCACAGAGGAGCAAGTGCTACCAGATGCTCCAACAAGCACAGAAGGAGGGAAAGACTCCGAAGTGGAATTGCAACAAGTGGGAGAAGGAGACGTTGAGCAAGTCACTACCGACACGCAAATCGAAGAAGGTGAAACGCAAACCGATAAGCCTAGCGACACGACTACGCAGACAGATGTTGAACAGTTAACAGAACCTACCTCAACAGAGGGAGATATGAG